AAACCCTCTTGGTGCAGTCCGTTAGCGGAGCTTAAAGTAAAGTTGGAGTCCGACAACTGTTGAAGCGACGTGAACTTTGCCAACTCACTCATGTTGTTGGGAACGGCATCTACTTGAACACCGCGCAGAGACAGCTTGCCAGCTGCGCACATGCGCGGGTTTGAGAACGACACAAGGCTGTCGGCGAGAGTCTGAAATGACTGTGAGTTGTCACCCTCAGCCATGTGGACTTTGTTCTGGCAACGGCCAAGGTAAACCATGCCCGATGACGTTTGAAGCGCCTCAGGATTCAACACCTGAATGGAGAACGCTGCTGGCACCACGGAAGCTGCCTGCCAACTAGAAGTTGTCATCGAGCCAAAGCAATAGCGCCGAACACCGTTAGTGGTATTACGCAAGCTAGTTAAAGGTGCGTTTGTACCAAAAGCGAAGGCGCTGGTCCACTGGCCGCCATCAGAAGAGGAATCCATGACAGGTCCAAACAAAACGAACTTTCTGTTGTCTTCTGTACCAGGATTCCACACAGCGGTAGTACGTATTACCGTGTATGGCGCCATGGCACGAGGTAGAGCCAGGTGTTGTGGCGCGAAGGCGTCCCAATGGTTCAGCGAAACACCAGCACCACCGTACCCCTTCCTAGCCTTCGGCTTGCGCCGCTTAGGAGGTTTAGGTTTAGGGCATTGTGGAGTTGGTGAGCTCGATCCAAAGGCGACGGGCACTGTCGCACCACTTCCTTGCTTGATCCCAACAGTCAACACAGAATCGCTCAAGCCCTTGGCATTCTTCGGCCCCCAGCGTCTCCGCGTCTGAGTCATTTGTAACTGTTATATGCAGTTCTGATTCACCGCAACAAAAGAAGACACGTGTCATAACACGCGAGAGGTTTTGATTGATCGAAAAACGCGGCTGCAATAGGGCGGACGCCAGCCCGCCAGTACGTTAACATACTTGCTGCTAGCAGAGATTAAATGGCCCACAGCAAGTCCTTATTGCACGAACCTGACCCATTCGCATACTTTCCTAGGTGTTTCTGGAACTTCTCTAAAGCCTCAGGTGTGTTCCTGATAACACAAAGCATGGCGTCGACTCGAAGCCCAAAGTCACTACTTGCACAATTGGCTAACAAGTTCCAAGCCAATTTCACGGGCCTATCGTATGATGCCGTTTTGCTGTCCCTGTTAAAGTGATGCGAGGTAAACGGCACCACCTTAGAACTGCTAATCGCGACGTCTCGGCTTTTGGTTCCGAACTTTGAAGCGAGAACCGGGTTGAACCCTGGGTCCGCAATCATGTCATCACCATTACCAATGAACTTTGTGGCACCGCTAACCTTGGCTTGACTGTGTCGATTAAAGGTGTTGTCCGCCGTCGTGGAACTTTGTCCAGAGGGGTTAACGCCCTCTTTATTACAACGCCACACATCACCTTTATTCTCGCAGATGTGCT